GGGCATGACCGCAAACGAGGTCACCACGGCCATCATCAAAGCCAACTTGGCTTTCGACCAAGTGATCCGTGAGTTTGACCGCTGGACGCACGTTTCGATACCAAGCCTGCCCGACAAGTATCCTCGGCACCAAGCTTTAATCATTGACGGTTCCGGCACTCGAAACTTTGCCTAATTGGCTTTGCGGCAATACAATCAACCGAACGATAGGAAAGGTGCCCAGGAATGACTACAGCCAGCGTTATGACTTACGACAGCTTGGTCGATGACATCACCACCTATTTGGAGCGGACGGACACAGCGACGACCATCAAAATCCCTCAGTTCATCATGCTGGCCGAACAGACAATGGCCGCAGAATTGAAATTTTTGGGTAATCTGACCGTTGCAACTTTTGCAATGACGGCCAGCAACCCGGTGCTCACCAAGCCTTCCCGTTGGCGCAAAACCGTTTCGATTAACGTGACCGATGCCGCCGGTGAGCGGCAGCCCGTTTTGCTTCGCAAGTACGAGTACCTGCGCGAATACTGGCCCAACCCGTCGCTGACCGAACTGCCCAAGTTCTATTGCGATTACGACTTTTACCATTGGTTTGTAGCGCCCACACCGTCGACTGCGTTTTCCTGTGAGGTTTTGTACTACGAGCGAGTGCAGCCCCTGGACAGCGCAAACCAAGTGAACTGGTACACAGAAAACGCCCCGCAGGTTTTGCTGTACGGCACCCTGCTCCAGGCCATGCCGTTCTTGAAAAATGACGAGCGCGTGCCTATGTGGCAAGCCCTGTACAAGCAGGGCATGGATGTGCTGAAGTCGGAAGACTTGGCACGCATTGGTGACAGACAAACCGTGGCAGTTGACTCATGACTACATACACCTCACCGTTCTCTGGCGACGTTGTCCAACCGACAGACGTCAGCTACATATCGTATACCCTAACCGCCAATATCACGTTGGCGTGGCCGCTGTCTGCTGGTGCGGCAAACATTGCTGCCCGGATCATTGACGTTGCTGCCGCGTCCACCGGCGCGTACAGCATCACCATGCCGCCCGCCAACCAGACATCGACCGGCACCGATGCGCTGATTCGCAACCTGAGCGCGTATACGGTCACTGTGCTGGATTACGCTGGCGGAACAATTACCACCGTACCGGCTGGCATTGCCAAGTACATCTTTGTCAGCGCCAACGCCACCACGGCAGGAACCTGGGGAGTGTTCACGTTTGGCGCGGGAACCTCCGCCTCAGACGCTTCAGTCCTTGCCGGGTATGGTTTGCTGGCAGTCGGCGCTACGCTCAACGTAACCCACCCAAATGCAGCCCTGGTCAGTACATACACCTTCACCAGTACCGACCGAGCCAAGTGCTTTGTTTGGTCAAGTGGCGCAACAACCGCAACCCTCCCGTTGGCTGCCAACGTTGGCTCTGGGTGGTTTGTTTTGTTCAAGAACAGCGGCTCCGGCACCGTCACCTTCCAAGGGACAAGTGGCGAGTTAATTGACGGTTTGTCAACCAAACTGTTTGCCCCAGGCGACTCGGCGTTTATGCTTTGCACCGGCACGGGGTACGTGACCGTTGGATATGGAACCAGCACCACTTTTGCGTTTGCGGCTGGCACCAAGGCCGTGACGTCCGGCGCGGTGACTATGTCGGTGAGCGAGGCCCAGAACACGATCATTACGTTCACCGGCGTTTTGACCGGCAACGTGACTGTGACATTCCCGCCCATCGTGAACTTGTACGTGCTGGCAAACCAGACCACTGCCGGTGCCTACACCATTACCGTTGGAACAGGCTCGGGCACAACCGTGGTGCTCCCGCTTTCGGGTCAGGCCACCGTGGTGTGCGACGGAACGAACTTTTACAACGCCAACACCAATATCTCCACTGGCTCGGCGTTTGCACTGGCAAACGGGTCGGTGGCCGCCCCATCGCTTTCGTTTTTGGCCGAGTCCAATACGGGCCTGTACCGTGTGGGGGTTGGGGAGATCGCATTTACCATCTTGGGTACCCAGCGCCTTGACATTTCAACTACCGGAATTGTGGTGACTGGCTCCGGCCGATTTACAGGCGGCGTCAGCGGGGGAAGCTTCTAATGACTGCCAAGGTATTTGCGCTTGACACAAAGCCTGGGATTCAGCGCGACGGCACGGTTTTTGACCAGAACTATTACACCGACGGCGAGTGGGTTAGGTTCCAGCGTGGCCGCGCCAGAAAAATGGGTGGCTTTGCGCAATTCACCGCCTCACTGGCTGGCCCATCAAGGGGCATTTATGCCGACCCACAGGATGGCATCACCAACGTCTACAGCGGCTACTCCTATGGCATGCAGTTGGCCCCAATTGCAAGCGGCGGCCTTGGAACCGGCATTCAAGATTTGACCCTTTCAAACTTCACGCCAAGCCTGGATAACCTGTGGCAGTTTGATTCCATTTTTGATTCAGCCGGAACGGGTGTGCAAAACCTCATTGCCCACCCTGGACAAAACATTGCAAACATTGACAGCAGCACCAACACGCCCGTTTTGTATGGGCCAGTGTCCGGCACAACCCTGAGCAAAATTGGCGTGTTCAGCATTGCCGGATGCACCAAAGGGGCTGGCGCTGCCAGCTTCACTTTGCCCGCTGCAAGCACGCGAATCAAATCAGGTCAGTCCGTGACCGGAACTGGGCTTGACCCCGCAACCGTGGTGACCTCTGTTTCTGGAACCACCGTCAACATCAGCCCGGTCACGACGGCCGCCGGAGCCTTTACGGCAACGTTCGACAACAACATATCAGTGTCCGGCGGCGTTGTGGTGTTGCACCCATACGTGTTTGTGTACGGAAATTATGGGTACATTGCCAACAGCGGCCCCAGTGACGTTACCGACTGGGCGTCTGCAACGAGCAACGTCACAAACGTTACGGCTACAAAGATTGTCAAAGGTCTGCCGGTTCGGGGCGGGTCAAACGCGCCATCAGGATTATTTTGGTCTTTGGATTCTTTGATCCGCGTCAGCTTTACGCCCACCACCGTTACAACCGGGGCTACGTCCAGCACGTTTTACTGGCGCTATGACATTGTTTCATCGCAAAGCTCAGTTCTTTCATCCGCGTCCATCATTGAGTATGACGGCGTGTATTACTGGTGCGGCGTTGATCGATTCTTGATGTACAACGGTACGGTTCGGGAAATCCCAAATGAGATGAACCAAAACTACTTTTTCGACAACTTAAATTACGATCAACGTCAAAAAGTTTGGGTGACCAAGGTGCCGCGCTTTGGTGAAATTTGGTGGTACTACCCCAAGGGCAATGCCACGGAGTGCACCGACGCCATCATCTACAACACGCGATACAACATTTGGTACGACGCTGGCGAGGCTGATGGCGCACGCCGCTCCGCTGGCTTCTACTCACAGGTTTTTCAATATCCCATCAATGCGGGTTGGGACACCACCACGGCCGGGGCGATTGACACAATCACGCTCATTTCTGGCGGCGCAGGCTACACCAACGGAACCTACCCCTTCCAGGCTTTGACCGGCGGTTCGGGCACTGGCGCAACAGCTACTTTTGTGGTTGCTGGCGGCATCATCACCAGCGTAACCCTTCAGCAGCGCGGACAAAATTACACGCAAGCTGACGCCCTGTCGGCCAGCATTCCTGGCGGCGCTGGCCTGAACATTTACGTCACCTACGTGCAGAACCAAACCCAGCTTTGGCAACATGAGTACGGCGTTGACAAGGTGAGGGGAACAATTGTTGAGGCGATAAGAAGCTCATTCACCACCAGTGACCTTGGCTTAGTTGCCGGTGGCCCATCCAATCCGGAGATGGTTGGCACAAACAAATGGCTGCGCCTGGAGAGGGTGGAGCCTGACTTTGTCCAAAGCGGCGAGATGAGCCTGTACGTAACTGGCCGACCGTATGCTCAGGCGGCTGATCAAACATCGGACGCATACACGTTTAATCCGGACACAACCAAAATCGACATGAAAGAGCAGCGGCGTGAGTTACGATTGATCCTTGAGAGCAATGAGCAAGGTGGCAATTACGAGCTTGGCAAGCTTTTGTTAAGCGCAGACGTTGGAGACGTTCGTGGCTACTAACAGCGGCTTCATAATTTACGACCCGCGTGGGCTTACTTTTTTGACGTGGGCTGCGCTCATTTGTGAAGAGTATGCGGCCCAGAACCTGCTTGCGCCAAACGAAAAAACAGATTGGAAAGATTGGGCCGACGGACTCAAGGGTATAGATATTTTTGCCAACGAGGGCGTGCCGGACTCGCGGGGGTTTGACACCTGGGAAAACTGGGCATACGCATTGATTGGAGCGGTAAATGCAGGACGGTAAATACGGCATGACCATATCACCGCAGGAGATCATCCAGCGGTCGGGGAAGTGGCGCGAATTGGGCGTAAGCTGGAAAGAGTTTTATGCCGCAATCAGCACCATGCTGGATACCAAAAAATACCGAATGATGCGCAGCCAAAACACGCTGTGCTTGTTTGAAATCATTCAACCGCAAGTGGCGACGTTTCAGGTTCTGTCTGCCGAAGACCCCAAAGTTTTGCCCGCTCGGCTTATGGATTTCATCAAAGCATTTGAAAAGGCAGAGTACAAAAGCCTAGGCTACGAAACCAACGAAATATACGAACTGCAAGTCCTAAAAAAGACCGGCGTTCAAATGAACGCACGCTCAGTCAAAGGCAAGGATGGCGAAACCACCTATCAAGTGGAAATCATTTTGAATCAGGAGCGTGAGCCAAATGCAGCTTGAACAAGACTATCAAGATTGGGCTGCGTCGAAGGGGCGGTATGGCGACACCATGCTTGCGCACGTTACGCCCGAGGAGGCCGAACTGCTTGAGTCGCTCGGCGGCTCTGGCACGATCAACCCAGAAACTGGCCTGCGCGAGTTTGGCGGCTTGTGGGAGTTGCTTTTTGGCAAGGGTGGCGGCGGCGGACTTTTTGGGACGGTCGTCAGCAAGGCAAGCGACGTCTTGAGAAAGACCGGCGAAAGTCTGAGCGCAATTGCCACCAACATTCTGAAAAACCCGCTGCCGGTTATTGCGTCCGTTGGACTGTCAATGATGGGCGTTCCGCCAATGATTACGTCGGCCGCGATTTCTGCTTTACAGGGCGGCAAAGTGCAGGACATTGCGCTGGCTGCGGTTGGCGCATATGCGGGGCAGGCTATAGGCCAAGCATTCTCGCCTGCGGCAACGGCCACCATTTACGACGTTGACTTCACCACGGGTGAGGCCGTCACAAGAACCATTGCGGCCGACACGAAGAGCATTGTTCAGCAAATGGTTGTCAATGGCTCCAAGGACGCGGCAATTGCACTGGCCCAAACAGGCGACCTGAACAAGGCCATTGCCGCTGGCGCGACCGGTGCCGTCACAAGCATGGTCACGGACGGTTTAAAAAAGTCTGGTTACGACGTCAAGCTGCTGCCGCCAGACATGATTGGCAAGGTTTCTGCCAACGCCCTTACGGCCGTTGCAAATGGCAAATCCGTTTCCGATGCAATTGCGCAAAGTGTTGTCACACAGGGTCTTGGCAAAGCAATCACAAACGCCACGGGGCAGCAGGTAAGCGCCAGCCTGCTTTTGAAGAGCGCCAAAGATGTTGCCGTGGCCGACAGGCAAAAAGCAGACGACTTTTACAAAAACAGTATTTTGAGCAGGCCGCAAGAGGTTGCTGCTGCCGCCGCTGGAATTCAAAAATTGTCGGGCTTAGCGGATGCCGCAAACTACAACCGTGGGTTGCTTGCTTCCGCAGCGGTATATACAAAAAGGCAAATGGAGGAGGAGTCCAGAGTTGCTGGCGGTGCCCTTTCAATTGCTCGGCTTGCCGCAGAACTGAAGGCAAAAAATCCGGACGCATACAAATCAAAATACAGCTACACGCCAACAGGCGAGTACATGACCTCAGACCAATTGATGCAGTACACGCGTGACCAGTACGACAAGACTGACAACGCCGTTAACGCATACAACAACGCGTACCACCCCCTGGCTGCAAAGGTCAAGGAGTACAACGACGCGAAAGGCACATACACCGGACTGGTCAACAAGGTCAATATGGACGTGGGTCAGGTCAACAGGCTTGGTGCCGCGCATCAATCGGCAATTGACAACTTGAGCAACTCGGTTCTCAAGTACCAGACGGGAATGATTGGCGAGGGCGCTGCGCTCGAAAGGCAGGCTGCCGACAAAGCTATTGCGGAGGCAAAAGATTATTACGCCGTACTGCAAAAACAAAAAGAAGATTCAGCCAAGCTGGCTGGCTTCAAGAATGTCACCGACATGGAAAAAGCCGGTGTCATGGTCGTCAATGCTCCAGACTATTACGCCAGAACCGCTGGCTTCCAAAACGCTGCGGATCAGACTGCGGCCAAAGGCGCGGACGCCAAAACGTTCTACACGGGAATGATGCAGCAGAAACAGGCGGAGGCTGGTGGCTTCAAGAGCTACGCGGACTTCACTGCCGCCAAGGGCGCAAAAGCTCCCGACTACTACGCACTGCAAGACGCGGTCGGCAAAGGTTTCAAGACTGTTGCCGACATGAACACGGCGGGCGCAACAAGCTCAAAAGACTTCTACGCCAAC